ATTTTAATTCGTCAGTCATGTTAGCCAGATTAGGCAGCGTAGTATTGGCCATACCAATAAATCTATAGCCCTCATACCAGACGCTGTAGTTGTTTAGCATAGTTGGAATTTTCATAAGTTTATTAACCTCCGTTATTAATCTGTGTTAAGCTACCTCCTCACCAAATAGTGTACTAAGATAGCTAATATCGAATTCTAGGATAAACTCGATCCATTCTGCCGGAATCGGAAATGCCTCATAAACGTGAAACACATAGTGTCCATCGATTAGTGCGGTGTCCGGATTTTCATCGTGGCGGAACTCGACTCGCGCACCTAAGCAATTACCATCCGCCACCAGTCCGTTAAGGTAGAGGTTAGTAGTATCGATAATCGAATCAATTAGCCGCCGATTTCCCGGCTTATCGACTTTCTGGAAGAAGGTAAGCACTAAGGTATTACCTAACCAGTCCGTCATATTGCGCAAGGGCATCCACCTGTCCTTGGGATCAGTAATATTAGGATAGCACGCCATGTTAGATCCCCACGCCTTCCAGCCGCCTACCCAGTTAATGGCGGTACAAATACCCTGCCCGTTCAGCATGTCACCGTAGGCTTTCGAAAAAACTACCTCAACAGCAGGATTAGCAGGATCATTACCTTGGAATCCACCCACCAGTGTCTTATTCATCCGGAGGGTCTTATTAGATGGCGTTTCTACCGGAACATTATTATTATCTCTATTAGTCAGGAGCATTCGCGCACCATACTCAACTGACAACCAGATATCCCGTTGGTCCATTCCCACCCTAGGCCAGAGAGCGGTCTGCCGCTCGTCGACATAATTGTTTAAATCCTTCCAACCAGACGCATCCATAACATTGCGGACCACATTGCTATCAATGTCGGTGAAGGTAATACAACGGAAGCACCCATTAATCTCATCAGCCTTAGCTGCTAGCACTGCCGCCACTTCTGGGTCTTGGCTCCAGAAAGGTGCTAGCAATAATCCCGGCACAATTCGATGCATAGGAAAGACATCCTCGACTACCTCTATTCCAGTAGTATTCCCCGTAGCCGGATCAAAGCCACCAATAATATCAGCCTTAGTAACCGCCCGTGGCTGCATCTGGGTAAAGTCGCATAGTACTGGAACATCTGTTGTCGTACTAATCGCGCCTCCGGGTATCGCAGTGAGAGTATAACGATAAACCCTATCGGTAGGCTCCTGCTGCCAAGCTCCCACATAGTCAGTACCCTCCACATAGATAATGGTATCATCTACAGCATCCTTAACTATTAAAGTCTCCGGGATAATATTCTTATCCATATACAGCACCCTCCCACTCCTGAAGGTAAAGGGATCATCCACCTTAGGAGGCTGATGAAATAGCGGGTTGTCAGTATCATTAATGTAGCTGCAAATAATCGGACCCACATTAAATAAGGCAAAATAGGTATAAATCGCCTGACACAGGGTGAAGGAACGCCAGTCGTCTGAATATCCTAACTCCCTAACCGCATCCTCATAACTGAAGTATACCCGTGGGGAATTAGGCTTAGGCCTAACAGCTGAATTAATTTGCTGAACCGGAGCCGAACCTACTATAAACGGGACCCCCGCATCTGCCACTACTGGCGCGACTATTGAGGTAGGTACCTCTCTCCATGTAGTACCATGACGATATGTTGAAACTGCCATAAGCTATATTTCTTTCTTAGTTATTGTCGTTTGGTTATACTCCTTTATATACTCTGCAGCCATATGGTGTATGGAGCCGCGCACCTTTAAACTAGCTTTAACTGCAGTTATCTTTTCTGTCGGAACGAACAAACTCCCCAGCATAGGCTTAGTCTCTATGATATTTCGCAACTGAACAGGAGCCACTCTTCCTTTTATCACCATATTACGCCTTATACCTAATCTAGGGATAGTAGGCCCCATCCAGATGTGGCTAGCTACGGTGGGAGTGGGTGGATGGCTCTGGTCTTTCGGTTTCATCGGGTTTTTGCCTTTCGTCATAGGTACCTCTCAAATGGTCACCAGTATAGGCAGTTACCATAAATTGACTTTCCATTACTGGTAGTTCGAATATTAGCTCCATATCGCCAAAGAAATAAGGGAAACTGTTCTGACCGCTAGTATAAGTCCTATTAATATCCCAGTTAATCGGCATCCTCAGGGGGAATCGCTGCCGCAATACCGATTGCTCGCGTATCCGGTCCCCTATTCTCTCTACTAATAGTAGGCAGTCTCGATACCCCTGCTGGTCCTTGTTGAAGTCGATAGTGCCTATTACTACACTAGCCGATACTAACTCTGACTCCCATGGCGTATCGCTAGGTCCCCCCTTTTGTACATTTATAATAACGGCTGGATATCGCTTAATTCCTGTAACATCCCGCTCGCCCACTTCATTCCTACCAACAAAACCACTAAAAACATTAGGAGCCACAAGACTAGAGTCCACTTCAGACCACCTGAATCTTTTAAGCTCATAAGTATTCTGGTAAATAAATTCTACTAGCGCATCCTCTAACTCCGTGTAATTCAAGGTATCACCTCCTAGCTCCAGTTAAGAAGGCGTTAATATTCTGTTCTAGCCGACTGTTATAAATCTCTTCCATCCTATATAAGGTATCATTAGCGATCCCAGTCTGTCGAGTCATCGATGGCATACCAATAGTCATCACCTTGAAGATGGGATACCTGTCTGCCTGTTTCCTCTCCATAATTCCTCCCGGCGTCTGAAAAGCCCCAGTCACCATCTTGCGATTCCCCTTGATGATGGCCACACTCACGAAATGCCTTCGGGGGCCTCTCCTGACCGTTCTCTTGAGCCTGACGGTAGGCTTGAATAGGTCGATAGGGAGCATAGGTCCCTTGAACGAGAGATGGCCTTCTAAAGAAGTCCACGAGGCTTTCTTCATGTCAAAGGTCGATTTGGCGTCTGCCGAGCCGATATTGTATCGGCGACGAACTCCCCGCGTGGCAGCAGTCCTCCCGGCCAACAGACCCCTGTTGATAGCATCAGAAATCGCTCTCTGGGGAGCTTTATCACTAGCCACCCCCTTCAGGATGCGCTGAACCATCTTCAGATCCGGACTCTCTATGACTAGTTGTACTGCCATCTTGTTAACCTGTGTTTAAGCCATTAGTCGGGTAAGTGCCATTTCGTAAATCTGCCCCGCTTCTACTATATCCGAGATAATCCAACCTATCTCCTTCGGACTATATATGATTTCTTCAGGTTTAGGCTCGACCAGTAGATGCACATCGGGGTCGTCACCTCCCAACTGCTTAAAGTACCATACCGGAATGAATAATAGCACATCATAGATAAATAGTCCATTCTGTTGGACAATAAAGCGTTGCTTAGCATCGAGTTTATCCCAGACCACATCTGCCGTAAAAATCTTATTGACAAACATAAACTCCCGAGTCTCCCCAAATTCCTCGGGGTTCTTAAATGTCTCGTCAAAATCAGGTAAAAATTCCTCAACGAGTCCCGGCATATTCTGGCCTTTCTCTATAGCTCCTATAACCTAACTTACCAAAAATCTGACTTAACATTGCTAACTGACTAGTAACTGCAGTTAATGCATTCTCCAACACAGTCACCCTATCCTCGACCGCTTGCATCCCTGCTACCTTCTGATTAGCTATATCGGTTATTTTAAAGAAATTCAGCTCTAGGTCACCGTCGACATCTAATCCTAACAACATTGCATTTCTACCTATTAGAGCCAATGTTAGAAAATATTCCTGAGGCTGAAAAGTTAGAACCCCGCTTGTGTTAGTTATTCGGACGAACTTATTGTCACCATTTAAGTCCAAACCTCGTTGCGCTATATCTAATCCTCCAAGTCCATTAACAGAATTAGGTTGTAACTGCACGGTATTGGTACCATCACTAATAGGCATAGGGGACTGCATGGGATAAGTAGGAGGAAGGCTAGCCCAAAAGGTTTCATAGTCATTAGCCGATTGCTTTGCCAATACTTGAGCTATAGTACCTCCTTGCGGCACTCCCGGTCCTACTGGCCCCTCGTCACCTTGTATACCCTGAACTCCCTGCGGTCCTTGTATGCCCTCAGGTCCTTGCGCCCCTTGAGCACCCGGAGGCCCCTCTGGTCCGGTGGCTCCTACTAACTCCCCTATGTCCAACCACGCTAGGCCATCCCACGAATAACCGTGCCCATCATCCGCTACTAGCCAGATGTCTCCCGGCTCATTATTAACAAGAGGGAGATCTCCTACTGACTGAACCGTTCCTAGTATACGGGTACCTTCACCGGGAGGCCCTTCTGGTCCATCGACCCCCTGAATACCCTGTGGCCCCTGCTGGCCTTGTATACCCTGAACTCCCTGTGGTCCTTCAGGTCCTATGTCTCCTTGCGGTCCCATAGGCCCCTCAGGCCCCACAGGTCCTTCAGGCCCCATAGGCCCTTCGGGACCCTCTACCAATAGATTAACTTTCTGGCCCGGCAAGAAAGCAGTATTAAGTGTAGCAGACATTTACTTAATTAAGGGTTAGGTACTGGCGGATGTTCCCTAATCCAATCGCTTAACTCATTTAGCCATTGTGAATAGTCCGGTGAAGGAGCAGGCTCTACAGGAGGTGGAGTAGGTTCTGGAGTAGGTTCTGGCGGTATAGGAGTTGGCTCAGGGGTAGGGATTGGAGTAGGTTCGGGAGTTGGATTAGGTGTAGGTGCTGGAGTAGGTGTAGGATTAGGAGTAGGTGTTGGAGTAGGATTTGGTGTAGGTGTGGGGTTAGTCCCGCCACTAGGATCACGACCATTAACGTATCTATAACCTGCAGGAATACTTTCATCACTAGCTTTGTTAGGATTAGCTATATCTAAGGCAGGCCAGCTAAGGGATCCAAACCAAGCAGGCTTAGAATCAAATATAAGACTAATAGGTATATTAGCAGTAATAGGGGCTGCTTGTGTTTTGAGGAAAACATAGTCATTTTTAATAACACTTGTATTATATGATTCTGGTCCAGAACCTTTATTAGAACCACCATCACTAAGACCGCCGTACCCGAACGTATAACCATAGGTAGTTGCATCATAGCTTCTACTAGTAGGGGCGCTGACCAACGTAGTAAAAGGCATAACATTCTTTCCATCATTATACTTAGTAACTGCTAGCAATCCCGGACTACCTACTAAGTTTCCCATGAAATAATTATATCTTTGCGGAAAGCCTAGTTGATAGGCCCTATCTGCCTGACAGGTATTCCAAGGAGTCCCCGTTAGATTACCTCTGCCTGTAAGAGGATTCTGCACTACTGAATATCCTTTCATCCAATTGCGAAGGATAGTATTATTGCTACCGCTGCCCCATGTAGCATCAAAATATAACTGATAGCCTATATTACCTTCTATCAGGTTGAACATAGGATGCGCACCATGCATCGATATGAAGGGATATAAAGCATTGAAACTATTCTGATCAAATCCTCCCGCGCCGAAGTTATACGCTACTACATTACCTGCTGCTCCCCAATTGAGCATAATACCAACGTGCAGTCTAATCAGGATGTTATCGATAACTAAGAATCCCGAAGTCTTATCGACTATAAAGATATCGTCGTCGGTGCTTCCCGGCGTATGAGTCCATCCATCATGGAAGTAAGAATGTCTAATCTCTCCTCTATACGAATAGTGTGCTTGTACATGGTCTCCGCCAGCATAGTTTCCCTCTATGTTTCTAATCCAGCAGCCACTAGCACAATTCATACTGACATTGGTAGTATATCCCTTATCATTAATGTAAAGTTGCAAATCTTCCAAACCCGCATTAACACAACCGGGAGTAAAGACAGTTGCTAATGGAGTCAATCCATAAGTCTTGTATAGCTTAGGTGTGATGCTGACATTGTTACCACTAACATTAGTAACCTTAACTATTTGCCCCGCTAGTCTGGTACCGTTCCACCCTAACCCTCCATCACACCATGTACAGTTGCCTTCATTACCTGTCATGGTAACATACGAACTATCGTTTAGTTCTGTTACCATTACTAGGTCATTAAGTTTTGGGCTACCCCCAGAGAATGTTATTTGCCCACTGTTAGCTGTAGCCCCGCCAGTTATCGAGAAGGATTTATTCTTAGCATCTGGGTTGCTCATCCCCCCAAACCTAACAACTGCATTACCTGTTCCCCTAGCATCAAGAATAGTGCTAGACGGTCCAGCTCCTCTCAGGACTACATTAGATGGTATAGTGATAGTGCCGTTTATTCTAAACTTTCCCGCATCAAGGCTAACAACTTGGCCTGAAGGACAACTTGACAGTGCGCTATTAATGGCGCTAGTCGCGTCGTTATTGCCGTTGCCATAGTCGCTGGCCTTCAGAGTCTTAAATATAGTTGTCCTACTAGGAATACCTCCTTCTACTCCTGATTGCTTCCAGTCTATCTGTGTAGTTGCGGGAGGAGCAGCAGCACTAACGAACTGCGCAAAAAACACTAACAATATCATTAGCCTTTTCATTTACGTGTATGTTTTAGTCTTTCGATCTTATTTACTTTTATTTCCAGTGCATTAGCTTTAGCCTCTGCTGCTGCTAACCGATTCTTAACACCAGTTAACTCTACTATCAGCTTCTCTATTACCTTAACTAAATCTACTTCATTCTGTTCTTTGTCAGCATAAGCAGAGTAAGGACTGCCGACATCAAAAGTGCTATTATAGCTAGCAGCAGCAATATTACACAGTTGATTGTTATCCCCATCTATAAACCGGAA